AGAAGGTATTAAAGGAGTAACAATTTCAACATTACAAGTAAATCTAACAGAAGGTGCTTTTGTTGATGGTGATAAAACTAAATTGGATGGAATTGAAACTTCAGCAGATGTAACAGATACTGATAATGTAGAAGCAGCAGGTGCTTTGATGGATTCAGAAGTTACCGATTTAGCAGGTATTAAAGGTGTAACAATTTCAACATTACAAGTAAATCTAACAGAAGGTGCTTTTGTTGATGGTGATAAAACTAAATTGGATGGAATTGAAACTTCAGCAGATGTAACAGATGCTACAACTGTAGCGGCAGCAGGTGCGGTAATGAATACTGGTGATGAAGAAATCGCAGGAGTAAAAACATTTTCATCTACTATTTTAGGTAGTGTAAATGGAAGTTCAGGAACATGCACTGGAAATGCAGCAACAGTAACCAATGGTGTTTATACTAATAATAAGATATCTGCATTAGCAGCAACAACATCTTCTGAATTGGCTAGTGTAATTAGTGATGAAACAGGAAATGGAAGCTTAGTATTCGCTACTTCACCAACACTGGTAACGCCACTATTAGGAACACCCACTTCAGGTGTATTAACAAATTGCACAGGAACTGCTTCTGGTCTTACTGCTGGTACTTGTTCAGGAAACGCAGGAACAGCATCGGGATTAAATATGTTACCAATATCAACAAATACTAATTTAGTATCCGGTAAAACATATATTAATACAGGTAGTTCTCGTACACATACATTACCTACACCAAGTGCAGCAAATGAAATTATAACAATATATTCATTGATTGGGTTTACATTAGATAAGGGTTCAGGAACACCGGCTACAATAGTAGCAAATAGAAAAACATTATGTATTTCTACGGGTGCTTCTGCTGGAGATTGGAGTTGTATGACGTTTGAAGGAACAGCAGTAACATTTTAATTTAAAATAACAGAATGATATTTTTTGTAATTAATAAAATCATTCAAAACATGTATAATGGACGAGGAAAAAAAGGAAATGAATGAAGAAAAAAAAGACGATGAAGATAACACAAATATTAATAATAAAGAATTTCTAGAGCAACTCAAATCAATAAACGACGATGATAAAATTTCCCTAGAAGAAATAGATACATTAGATTTGGGTGCGTGTCCAATATGTTATGAAAAACTCCAATTTTTAAAATATGATGAAGAAGATAAAGAATTAAAACCGAACCCCAATGTAGTAACAACTCCGTGTGGTCATAGTTTTTGTTTCACTTGTTTATCAACACATATTGAGAGGAAAGATACCTGTCCAATGTGTCGTGCGACTATATCGAAAAAACAGCGTTATCGGTTAATGTCTTCATATGAAGGGAGTTTTGTAATCAAACAAAAGATGGACCTTCATTTAACATATAAATTTAATTCTTTAATAAACGCAGCCGAACAATTAAATGATCCAAACATATTATTGAGCCAAGTTAAGTATTGTATGTATGATGTAATGCAGACATTTAGACGATTACAAATAGTCGACGGAGAAGCCGATGACGAAGAGGATTAAGTATAATATAGATTTGTTCAATAACAATATAAATAAAAAATATGTTTTATATAAAATGGACAATACAGTACAATTAGAGAAAATAAAGACACGTATCGAGAAACTTTCAAAGGGAAATCAAATCGAGATTTTAAAGATATTACATACCTCTCCAGATGTTAAATTAAATGAGAATAAAAGCGGGGTTTATGTGAATTTATCATTTCTTCCAGAAAAAGTTTATAAAAAAATGATAACATATTTGGATTATGTTCAAGAACAAGAAAATATGCTTTCATTAACAGAAACAAAAAAGGACAATTATGCGAAAACATTTTTTGAACAAGACACACAAGATACGAATGAAATAGTAAATACAATATAATATATTTAAAGGTAATAGGTGTTATATATTTAAGACATGATGATAAATACTATATTAAATCAAATTTTTTATGATATTAATAAATTTGATGTAGAACCTATATTATTTGAACAATATATGTTGTCGAAAGATTATATTAAAACATTAAAACCAATTTCTGATATAATTTGTAATGAAATTAAAGTAGAGGATGAGGAACAAGTTGAATCTATTCCCAAAATAAAAGAGAGACACGAATTATTTATGCCGAGAGTAAAGGACCGCTTATTTTGTTGTATATATATAGTGAATGTAGGAATAGGGGAATATCATATGTTAGGAAGTCGATATAAGAATGTAGAACTACAAGAGAAACAAAATATTGTGAATTTTATAAATAAAAACAGGACACATATTAAGACGACCGCACAGAGTAATGGTGTAAAGATTACAAATGTGAAATTACAAAATATCAGTTCCGAATTAATGACGGATAGCAAAACAACGTGGTATACATTTTGGGTATTATGTTTGTATTATAAAATAAATGCTATTATTTTTCAAGGAAAGGTATATATGGAATTTGTGGTAGATTCTGTTTATGATACATATCTTTTTGAACGCAATGATGACTTACAAATTACAGTAGATTTTTTGAAAATGAATAGCGAGTCGATTTTTAAAATTAAAAACGAACGATTAAAAATAGATCCTTTTATAGAAAAGATATTAAAAGGTGTATCTTCGTATAAGACGAGTGAGTTACAAGATATGATGACTATTTTACAATTACATTGCGGGGTTGAAAAGCCAAAGAAGCAGGATTTGTATGAAACCCTTATAAAATATATGGTTTCCAAAGACCTACAAAATTGAATATGTTAATGTAAAATAATATATGAATAAGATATACTTATTTATATATTATGGACAAAGAGGAAATGAAATCACATACACCAGAAGGTTCTCCACCAAAAACACCAGAAGGTTCTCCACCAAAAACACCAGAATGCACTCCTCCAAAATCTCATTCACTAAATAAATCAAACCCAAAAAAAGATTTCGAGTCAATGGTTGAATTTTATTTAGCAGATAATACATCTGGTTCTAGTAATAAAAGGAATGGTGAATTAGAGATACGTTTTGGTACAAATCCTAAAAGTGGCAAGCCATTATCAAAAATAGATTACGACAATGTTGTTCAACAGTTTTATTCTGCTGGTTTCACTACAGACAATGTAGAAGGTCTCAGTATTTTAAGAATTCAGGGCGAAAATTTGAATAAAAATACGGGTCAGATGCGTATTTCCAATGTGCGTGCTGAAGTAATGGGCATTGATTTGATTCAAGAATATTGCCGAACAAATAATTTACAGAAATTGTTAGATTTACCTTCGACTATATCCGCGGTTTCGGATAAGGTGAAATTCACACAAAAAACCCCTCCTTATATTGGTGATACGCGCGAAACAAGTAAGCCTATGCGAGCAGTGGATTTCGCCGATTTTAATTTCCGTTCTTCTTATCAGTATGAGAGAGATTATTATCCCCACACAGAAATGGCGAAGGGTATTTTGTCTTCATGGTTGGATACAAAGAAGGTATTTCGATATATAAATCGTGTTCGTCTCGTTCATGACGAATTGCCTATATTCTTGGACGTTAGTATAGTGAAGGGTTCTTCGAAAGCAAATCGAAAGGTGCCTATACCCCAATATACAGTACAAGATGCGAATGTATTTAATAATGAAGAAACATATGAAGTGGAATTAGAGGTGGATAATAGCAGAATTGGAATGGGAACAAAATACAATACATCCAAGTCGATTTTGGACGCTATTCGTAAATGTATACGCATTGTATTAAGTGGATTACAGGGAACAAGTTATCCTATTTCAAATAGTGAAAAAGAGAGTGTATTGGCGTCTTATATGACGACTGTTTTCGGCGAAGAATATACGAAAGAATTTATGGCGTCTTATACGAGCGATAATTATGGTATAGCAAATAGGGCAAAACGTAATTTAAATAAGCATTTTATTGGACCTTCATCATATACGCTACAAGTAGAGAATGTTGTCTCATTACCAGAAGAAGGGAAGGAGAGCGAAACGACCGTTCCGAATATTCGTGATAATTATACAGTGACTGATAAAGCAGACGGTGATCGCAAAATGTTATATATTGCCGAAAATGGATATATCTATATGATTGATACGAATATGAATATTATATTTACAGGAATTGTTACACGAGATGATACATTATTTAATAGTGTATTGGATGGAGAACATATCAAATATGATAAGCATCGTAAGTTTGTAAATATTTATGCTGCTTTCGATATTTATTTTATAAAGAATAAGAGTGTCCGAGAACTAAATTTTGTAGCATTAGATGAAGAAGATGTTCCCGAAAAGTTCCGTCTTTATCTATTAAACAACTTTGTTCGTAATTTAAAGGCGGTGTCTATTTTAGATAAAGACAGTGGGAATAGTAATCCCGTGAAAACAAAAGGTAAGGTAGATGATACATCGAAACATTCGTGTTGGTTGAATGTGAAGTGTAAGAAATTTTCAACTTCCTACCAAGGAGATATATTTAAAAGTTGCGAAGGAATATTATCAAGAGTTAGGGATGGTTCATATGAATATAATACAGATGGTCTGATATTCACACCCGCATCAACTGGTGTAGGAGGAAACGCACCTGGAAAGTCAGGACCATTGAAAAAGATTACCTGGGAACAATCATTTAAATGGAAACCACCCGCATTTAATACGATTGATTTCCTGGTTTCTGTGAAAAAGGACAAGAATGGGAAGGATGAGGTTCATAATGTTTTCCAGGAAGGAACCGACTTACAATCGAGTAAAAATGTTGTTCAATATAAAACGCTTATTTTGAGATGCGGTTTCAGTCGTAACGATCATGGTTACGCGAATCCAATGATGGATGTTATAAATGACGTGCTTCCATCAACTGATGAAAATGATAGTTCATATAAATATCAACCTGTTCCATTTCAACCGACAAATCCATATGACGTAGACGCACAATTTTGTAATATAGAACTAAAAGAGAGTGGAAGTGGATTAGTAATGATGACCGAAGAGAATGAATATTTCGAAGAGGATATGATTATTGAGTTTAGTTATGACCAAACAAAAGAGGGGTTTTGGAGATGGACACCATTACGTGTCCGTTATGATAAAACAAATGACCTTCGTTCAGGTGGTAATAATTTCGGTAATGCGTATCATGTGGCGAATAGTAACTGGCATAGTATTCACAATCCAGTCACTGAAGATATGATAATGACTGGTAATGATATTCCAGAGTTATTAAGTGATGAAGATGTATATTATAATCGACGCGGAAAGGAAACAACCACAAAGGCATTGCGCAATTTCCATAATTTGTATGTAAAACGTAAGTTAATTTTGGGTGTAGGAAATCGTGGCGATACACTAATCGATTATGCGGTGGGAAAGGGAGGTGATTTTCCGAAATGGATTGCTTCGAAATTGGATTTTGTATTCGGAATTGATGTATCAAAAGATAATATTGAGCATCAGTTAAACGGTGCTTGTGCTAGGTATTTGAACTATCGAGCGAAATATACAAAGATGCCTAGAGCGTTATTCGCACATGGAAATAGTAGTTTAAATATACGAAGCGGTAGGGCATTGGTAAGTGAACGTGATAAACAAATTTCGAATGCGGTGTTTGGTAATGGTTCGAAAGACAAGGATGAATTAGGTGACGGTGTATATCGCAATTTTGGAATTGGTAAGGACGGTTTTAATGTAAGTTCGTGTCAGTTCGCTATTCATTACTTCTTTGAAGATGATAAGACATTACATTCGTTCTTGCGAAATGTATCTGAATGCACAAAGGTGGGCGGATATTTTATAGGAACTTGTTATGATGGAGAAACAGTATTTCAGCTATTGAAGTCGAAAAATAAGGGTGAATCGATGAGTATATATAACGACGACGAAAAGATGTATGAAATTACAAAACAATATAGTCATACAGGATTTCCCGAAGACGAATATTCATTGAATTACGCGATTGATGTTTATCAAGAAAGTATTAACAAGGTTTTCCGTGAATATCTGGTGAATTTTAAATATTTACAGCATATGATGGATAATTATGGTTTCACATTATTAACAAAAGAAGAGGCGAATGCGGTCGACTTACCTGATGGAAGTGGTATGTTTGATGAACTATATACGATGATGAACCGAGAAATAGATGAGAATTATCGTAATAAGAAGGAATATGATAATGCGAATAAGATGTCTATTCAGGAGAAAAAAATATCATTTATGAACCGATATTTTGTATTTCGTAAGACACATAATGTGAATGCGGAAAAGGTGTACAAAATGATGGTCAGTAAGCAAATGGGTGATATGGACGGTGATGTAGATGATATTATTACTCGCGTCAATAAGAGCGAAGATGATGTCCGCGGGGTAGATACAAAATCTTCGGTAATTATTCGAAAGATTCCAGGTAAGAAAATAAAATTAACGATTGGTCAGAGACAGGATACATCTCAACAAGAAGTTGTTTTGAAACCTAAACAAGTAATCATAAAACGACCAAAGAAAAAAGATTAATTCGGTGAATATATTTAAACAATTATATGTATACTTTATAAGAATAAATATAATAATGATTCATTACCAATTACCACGTAATTCTCCTTTTTTATATAAATATATAGAATGTGTCTTCACAGATGGAAGTATTCCTGCTCATGTTGTATCAAATTCATTAGCGGGTTATTTAAATGATATAAAAAAACGTATTGATTCACAAGAAAGTGATTGGGATATATCAAAGCGTTATACAAATCCTTATGAATATATTCATACAATTGTTCCTGGAAAAAAGAAAAGTATAGCAAAACATAAACCATTATCGAGGTCATATTTTAAAATGATAGAGATTGTATTCTTTTTTAAATTGATTGAGAATATTGAGGATAATAATATTCAAACGTATCATTTGGCGGAAGGTCCGGGTGGATTTATTGAAGCAATGGTTAAAATTCGAAATAATAAAAATGATAGATACATAGGTATGTCTATATTAGACGATAAAAATGACCCAAATATTCCAGGATGGAAAAAAAGTAGGACATTTCTACACGAAAATCAGAATGTGTTAATTGAACATGGAATAGATGGTACAGGTGATATTTTATCGTCTTCTAATTTCGAATATTGTAAAAATGAATATGGGAATAAAATGTATTTAATAACAGGAGATGGTGGTTTTGATTTTTCTGTGGATTTCAGTAATCAAGAACATCAAATTTCTAAATTATTATTTGGTCAAATTGTATATGCTCTCGTTATGCAAAAGCAAGGAGGACATTTTGTATTAAAATTATTTGATTGTTTCATGCAACATACAATCGATATGTTGGCTCTGTTATCATCACTATATGAAAAGGTTTATATAACAAAACCACAAACCAGTCGTTATGCGAATTCTGAAAAATATATTGTATGTAAAGGTTATATTGGTCCCGATTGTAATGAGATTTATAAAGTATTTGCTCCTATATATAACAAATTGTTAGTAACAGAAGCACCATTATTTCGAATCATTAATATTCCATTAACTCTATTATTTACAACAAAGATTGAGGAATATAACGCTATCTTTGGACAACAACAGATTGAGAATATTCAATATACATTAATTTTGATACATAATAATAATAATAAGGAGAAATACGCATCCTTATTGAAAAACAATGTTAAAAAATGTGTAGATTGGTGTAATAAATATGGTGTTTTATATAATTCATTCAGTGTTAATACAAATGTATTTTTAGAAAATTCAAGTGTTTAATTATTTTTCGAATAAGGTCCACCCTTGTCTTTTGTTATTTTGAATGCTATATTCATACCAAATCCGAATCCAAATCCATATAATATTTTTTGACCACCTTCTTTTAAAGTTTCAATGATAAATTTTTTCATAATATTATATTATGAAAAAATTCTTTTAATTACTTTGTAACGCATTTTGTATCACAAGGGGCAGGAACGCCTATTTTTTTCTTTACTGTATACGCCTCACTTGACGCCCCATATGAGAGCGCATTACCAACTTCCGAACCATATGCTTTTGTATATAAATCACCGTTTGTAGTGATAGTATCATAATTTAGTCTCGCTGTTCTAGAACCAGATGAAACACCGCCTTGTTGTGCGAACTTATAATTATTAGGTTTAAACTGTGTCTCTTGATAATAGTCAGGATTATCTGGACAATATACATTACCATTGCTATTAACAGCGTATTTATTATTCTCACTACCAGGTGCTCCGGGTTTCACTACCCCATTTCCAGATTGGAAATAATGGTATTGGTTTTGCTTAAATGTTTTGCCTCGGTTAGTAAGATGTTCTTTTGATGTTGTCGCATAGGGAGCACTATTCGCACTAGCACCAAAATAAGGAGTTTTCTTTAAAAGACTCGCACCACGTGCTCTAGTACGTGCGATTCTAGATGGGTTAAACACGTCTTCATCGCAACATAATCCTTGTTCTCCTCTATTATTTACTAAATTAGTATCTAAAGTTTGCTTTGTGCCTACGCAATCGCAATCTGTTTCGTCGAAAACGACTAAAGAACTTCCTGGACGATTGATTACGTCAATGGATGTAGATTGTTTTGTGGAATTCGATTTTTGTGTAGCAGTATTTGTTTCACGACGATATATCTTTAACGGAGGAGACTTAAAAAACAATTCTGTGTTTTTATCGGTTACAATTGTATCATTCTTTTGTATTGAACTTGTAATTTGTCCAAATGTTTTTCCTTTCCACGGAACAAATGCGGATCTATTATTATTTAGTAAGGTAGTCTGAAACATTTATATATATATAATATAATATAATGAAATTCACAAGATATCCGAAATATATACTATTATTAATAATTGCTATAATACTTTGTTTTATTGTTTTTCGAAAGGTAAACTATTTGGTCGAAGGTAATAGTGCTCCTGCTACTGCTCCTGATACTCAATCAAGTGCTAATTCAAAACAGGAAAAATTACAGGATATTGTGGTTAGTTATACAAACGATATGTATGATAAAATATCTAGTTTAATTCGTAAAAAAACAAAGGAATCTACAAATACAACAGAATCTATCATAGATGAATTAAAAAAGAATACCGATGTTATAGAACAGTCCACTGGTGTAGAACAAGTAGAAATAGACAAATGGAACGAGTTAGTCAAATCTATAGAAAATCGCGTAATTGAATTACGAAGCAATATGGTATTTCAGAAAAATACAGGAACATCATTTAAAATACGCGATGATAAGATTATTGGTGTTATAAATAAATACCAATAAAGGACTTATAACAATAGTAGTATATTATTATAAATGAACATTTATTTGAATTTCAGTGATATCAAAAATAATTCGAATAATACAATTGATTTGAGGGACAATATACGATATCTTTATCCAAAACAAAATACAGTAATGAATGGTGAATTTACAAAATTACTTTTATCTAAAAACACTGTTACCATGAACGGTTTATATCTACATTTGCCCATTTCGGTTGAGAAAAAAATAACTGCGAATAATGAGGTTTTTATACGTTATATTACAAATACTACAACCAATATAAATGTGGTTAGAGATTTGAAACTACTTGAGAAGGCAGTGTTAAATCATTATCAAGAATATACTAAACGTTCTAAACAGATTGAATATATATTAGACAAACAATTGTCTACAAATCAAATAAGAGTTTATCACGACAACAATAGTAGTAAGTCTATGAAGACTACCAGTTATGTAATAAAAATATCAGGTATTTGGGAAACCGATTCAAAAATTGGTATGACGTATAAGATTATGGAATTATATTAGCATAGACATTACTGCTCCACGACCTTTATTATGATGGAACGGTTTTGTACCTTTATGTAAGTCGTGTTCTTTAATAGCAGTTACATCTTCTTTTTGCTGGGTATCAAATTTATTTACATGATACATATTTGTATCTTCCTCATATGTATATTCCAAATTATATATGGAATATATGCCTTCTTGTGTAGCATTCGCGTATCTATCAAATTCTTTTTTATTCACCTGTTTTACATATCCATCGTAGAAATGAAGTATGTTTTTATCAGCATATGGATAAAATTGTTCTCTATTGATTTCAATTTTTGAACGAATCGCTCTTTCATAAAACATATTGTCTTCATATCCCCACGCCCAAAAATTAGGATATCCATTTATTTTTTCAAAATCGCCTCCATTAACTGATACAATTCCTCCTAGTGTATGTTTAAATCCGTAAAAATGTTTTATAATATTGGGTTTGGTATTATAGTCGATAAAATTTTTAGTAAATGGTAGTGTATCTACATCGTTAAAAACAAGTGTAATGTCTTTATAATTATTTGGATAAAGTTCCTTTACGATTCGAAAACCTATATTTTTCATAGCTCCACAATTAAAAGAACGTTTATCATTTTGATGTATAATCATAATCTTTTTATCTGTTTCTTGATAATCTTCTAAAATATATTCCATATGACGATTAAAAAACGATAAATGCTGTTCTCTATCTCTATAAGGAACTATAAATATTATTTTAGGTATATCTTCATCTTGTGTTTCTTGTTTCTCGTCATTTTGAATATTTTCTGGAATATTTATAAAAAACATCTCTTCTCTAAAATTTTCATCTAATTCTAACTTAATATTTTCCATAATAATTTAATAACTTATATTTTTATAAAAATATAAACTATTTGTTACTACCTTTCTTGTTTACATAATGAATTTTAATAATCGGAATATTTACTTATTATTGTCGATGGTATTAAAGAATATTTTAATATTTCCATCTTTTTATAACATTTATTAATAGTCACTTCACTTACACCGCAAATATTTTTCACATTTGTTTTTGTTATCGATAAATTACATACTTGAGATATAAAATACACGATTCCTGCCGCTATTGAATGAGGTGTATTATCGTTTATTGAACCCGTTTTCTCTATTTTCTTTGCTATGAATTTTGCTAAAAGGGTTAATTCATTATTTATATTTAGTTTACTACAATATCTCTCAATAAATGAACTTGGTGTTGTTGAACATAAATCTTGTGTGCTCGCATTTAATGATGTGCCGTTTCTTTCTAAATTAGACAATATATTCACCGCCATTGAACAACCGTTCGTAGCACTCGTTTTATCTAGTTTAAATATTTCAGCTATCTCATGTGATGTCCTTGGACAGTCGTTTAAACGACACGATATGTATATAGATGCCGATTTGATACCATCTCTATTCATTCCACGAAACATCTTTTGTTCGGAAATTTCTTTATGAATCGCCATGGCGTCATCTATAAATATTCTGGGTATTCCCGCATTTTTAGCCATAATTGTGATGAACTGAAATTCTTCATATAATGATTTCTCACGATGAGGCATCGCCTGCCATTGGGTCCATTTTCTTATACGTTTCATCTCATATGACGCATTTTGCGCACATAATATCTTACATCCAAACGATGATTCTTGTAATAGTGGATTAATTGGATTACCACATCGTGTCGGGTCTGTCGAATTTTTGTCGTCAGCACCATAAAATCTCCATTCTGGTGAATAATCCAATGTATCGCGATACATTAAACCACATTTATCATTTGTACATGTCGGTAACCCTGTGTCCATTATTATCATTTCCGAATCACAATGATAACATTTTCCTTGTACTTCTGTATCAAATTGTATAACTGGCGTATCTATTTTTTTATCATATACACATTCGGTATCATTATCTATATCATATATATCCCATAATCGTTGTTTCTCTTTAGAAGATACAAATGATTTTTTTTTTTGAGTTTTACTCTTTTTATCTTGCGTATTTTTTATAGACATCTTGCTTAATATATCAATTTGGGTTTATATGTATTCAATTTTATATATTACAAATAATTCGTTTTTTTCATATTGTTTTCTATATATATTATAATATGAGTGATAAAGAAGAAAAAGAAGATTGTAACAATATTACTTCTAGACAATTTAATGGTATAAGCGAGCAAATGTCTGATAAAATGGTCGACCGTATTTGTAGCGATATATCAAACGATTCGCAAGGTAAGGATCCTCTTTCAACCGCATTAAGCAGTACTTTAGCCAATAAAGTAACGCAAATTATCCAAAGTGACGAAGGAAAACGAAAATTACAAACAACTGTATTTGAAACCATTCGATTGGCTTTAAATTCATCTCGTAGAAATCCTATTCTATTATATAGTCTACTTAAGAATAATAATAAGGAAATAAGCATATTTATTAAGGGTTTATTTGAACGTGCTTATGATAATAGTAATAATAGTAATAATATTAAAAACGTGGGTTCATTTTTAAAGAGGTTATTTAAAATCCTACGAGACCCTCCATCTGACTTATATAATATTAAAAAAACCGGGGGTAATAAAACGCGTGCTCGTAGAAATAAATCTAAAAAAAGAAGAACACGTTCGTTACGTAAAAAACAAAGAGGAGGTGTTATCCCACCCAATCAATCCAACACTTCTATGGTTATATCACAAAACTGTGATAACTGTCCAGACGATCCAACGCTTAATAATTTAATTGATGGGTATAAAGATAAATTAGTCTCTGAAATGGCTAAAAATATAGAGAGCGATAAACACGATATTATGGAACGACTTCTAAATGCTGTTCGTATATACACAAGAAAAAATGGTAAATATATATTAAAATCGATTATAAATGGTATAGGTAAAACTATTATTCCAAGTGGTATTGATAACAGTAGCAAAAAAATCATATTCTTACAAGCACTTCATGCTGCTCGAGATGAAGTTAGTCTAGCGATTTATAATACTAATGATTATTTTACAAAAGAAAATAATGCTTATGTTTTTAACCCAAACACTAATGAATTTTTGGATCAGTTTATGATCACTATCAAAAGTACAATCTCGAAACATTACAAGTAATTATTTAAATCTTACATAGGAAAAATTCTATGTAAGATTCGGGTTTTAATATTTATTTATGCTGACTCTTCAAGAGCATATGGCTCATCTGATGGCTCATCTGATGGCTCATCTGATGGTGAATGAGTCTTGTGACGACCAGCCTTCTTATCATCAACTTGAGCAGCGGCGGCAACTCTACGAGTCTCACATAGGATAGGACCATTCAAAACACCAGTAATGTCCATTGCATGATATTCGTGCTTATCATTCTTGGATTTCACTAGGTCGAAATCAACATACTCACCTTGAACAAGATACTTATATTGGGAATTGGTTACACGAATGGAAGAGTAATGAGAGAAAATATCCTTACCATTAAAGTCACCATCGCTACACACCGTAATGAATCCAAAACCAGATTTGTTGTTAAACCATTTTACCATTCCGGTAAGACGCTGTACTTCACTTTGACTAGACATTATTACTATTCAAGTATACGATATATAGGTGAAGCTATTTAAATCGTTTGTGTAATTAAATTATATATCGTGTTATTTTATAATAATGTTTAACACGAGAAAAAATTTATCAATTATATTTCTCTTATTTATAATTTTAACGTCACTCATGTTTAGTAATTTTATGAACCATTTTATAGAAGGTATGGCTTCGAATGTTACGATTGATGACGTTTTTAATCAATTAAAGAATAATGATGGTGATGATTTCGCGTCAGTTTCGAATATTAATGACTATCTATCTGAATTAGATGATACATTAAAAGAAACTGTTAAAACAAAGTTAGAGGTATTTGAGAATGATTCCATCGCATTAAGTGATTTTAAAACACTTCTTGATGAACATCCTGAATTAGTTAAATTTATTGAATCAAAGATTGATAACTTTCAATATAACAGTGATGATACTGTCTCTCCTACAACGGAATCTCCTGGTCCTTCGCCTATGATGGAATCTATTAGTTATTCTCCTATGATGGAATCTACTGGTTCTTCACCTATGATGGAATCTACTGGTTCTTCACCTATGATGGAATCTACTGGTTCTTCACCTATGATGGAATCTACTGGTTCTTCACCTATGATGGAATCTACTGGCGATACGTCTAATGCTTCTGGTACAGAACCATTTCAAACACGTTTAACTCCTATTCCTTATAAAAAAAATTCACCCAATAAAATTTCTATGAGTAATGATCCATTACGTAAACAAACAAATACGAACAGTGTTTTTAATCGTCTTTTTGAATTTTCTTCTCGACAACAGTTTCATTTGAAGAACCCTTAGGTTTCTTGTTGAATTTCTTAACCTCATCAATTATTTCTTGTGGATATTTCATGTCCTCTAATATCTTTATTGCTCCTTGGACTTTTGAAATACCTCTTCTCATTTTATACGTATAGTCCAAGTTTCCATCCTCTCCTTCGATAACATTCATTTTGTAGTTTTGAATGTTTTCATTTTTATTCAGTTTTATACAAATCTTATTGTAGTGTGTAGTCAATATAAAATCTACATTGCTATATTTAGATAAATACTTTAAGAAAGCGTATCCAGATTTTGTTGCCTCGTCTGGATTTGTTCCCGAATATAATTCGTCAAATATACCGAAATGTCTACTCGTCTTGGACGCAGATTGTATAATATCAAGAATGTCCTTACACCTTCTCGATTCAGCCTGGAATAAACTGTCGCGTTGAGATGTGTCTGGTATATTTAAATAGGAGTGTATATGCGTATATGGGTTTATAGTAGAACCTTCTTCGAAAAATCCCATACCTATCTGCTGCGAACATATAATGTTAATAGTAGTCGTCTTTAATAAAGTCGTTTTTCCAGACGCATTTGGACCCGTTATAATAATCTTCTTACTTAAATCACAATTATTTTTAACACACTTATCATCTTCGATTTGTAATGGATAATACTGTCCTTTGAAATTACACGCAGTTTCATCGTTTATTCCTACATTGTATACTTCTTTCTTGGACATATGTAGTTTTAATCCTCGCAAATTGTCCAAGAACCCTTCGAAGCCCATTGAATATCGTAAACTCCGCTCATATTCTTGATTACTATGTAATTCATAGTAATTCTTTAATAAAGAACCAATCTTTCCTATATCAAATACCGAAAAATCACTGGTTTCATGCACATCTAATATGCGTTTTATATCTATCAATACCATCTTATGTCTATATGACTCTCGACAAAACTCCAAGTAAGATGTCTTGTCTTTGTGTTTTAAAACAAATTGGTCTATACTTTCTATAGAGTGTCCAAGATAGTCCTTGAAAATCATCAAATGACTACTTAATCTCTGCACATTTCTATAAAACCTCTTACAAGATATTATATTTTGATAGATTTGATAGAAAAACATACCTGTTCCAAATAACATATAGATTAAATTTGTGGGGGATATGTTTTTCACATTATTTAACATCTTTCCTATAAAATGGTGTTTCGCAATGTCCATCAACACTGTTATGTATGTGTTTAATGAAATCGGTATTCCACGCACCTTTAATATTATGAAAGGGAAAATTAAAAATATAAAAGGTAACATGAGACTTACTACAGGAGACATCATATTAGCAACAGATAGTAACTGTAAAAACAATGGCGAACGGTTGAACGACTCCAACATACTAAACTCAATAAATCCGTATTTTTCCAAGAATGTATCGTGATTTATCTTTAATTCTTCCCAGTTTTTAACAAATTCTTGGTCACTCGTTCCTGAATTATCAAAAAAGGATGCTGGGGGTATTGTTTCAGATATCACACGTTGGGTATCCAATAGATACTGTTTGTTTGATGTAAATTGTTTTTTCCAATCATCAATCATATTGTGTCCAAGAATATTGGTAGGTTGAAATAACCTCTCATATACAGACAATTCACCCTCTTGTTTCACTAATTCTAGGTCTTGGATTACTACGTCAGATAAAGGATGTAGTTCTTCCGGATTTACATATTCGATAGGCAACTTAAATGTCGAATGCAATTTCGAACAATCTATTTTATCTTGTCCACTACATTCTCTCGTTTCTACACCTAAAGTAGAAGATAGTGTAGCATTTATTTCTGACTGCATCTTATCTATAAAATCTTTTGTCCAAGATTCCATTTAATCTAATCCCCTATTTTCTAAACATTGGTCTTACGCAAATATAATACCAAGTAGTATTATATATGCTCGTCATTCTATATTCACTCATCGCCGCCTTCGTTACCGGATTTCATATATTTTCACTTAAATATCTAGAATTCATTAAAGATGATACATATCTCGTTTTAACAGGTGTTGTTTTGTTAGCGATTGTTTCAAGATATTCTATCTATCAT